CCATGGCAACGAGCAAGCAAGCATGAGCACTCACGCCCTGCTTGCCTTACTCTACAAGCACGCCAGAGCTCGCGACGAAGGAGCGTGCGAAGAGAAGAACTTTGGGAGAGCTCAGGATGGGGAATTAAGCCCTGGGTCGTGGTTTATCCCCTTTCCGGGATGTGGCGTGAAATTGTGGGGTAAGGGATAGGATCACGACCACGGTAGAAGCTGGGGCACTCCACGCGGCATAGGAGCTCTCGTGCTAATGGCTATGACCGGGGCTTGAGCACCGGCCGCCCTGAGTTTGGGGTTAAACGTTTAAGTACACATTATGTGCACTTATAACCCTAACCCATAAACTCCTTTATATTTTTTCTTGACATTTTTAACTCTTTATAGTACAATTCTCCCAAAGCTAATTCTATCACTCAAGTAGACCAGTAGAACAGTCGCTCTAGCGACCATTCAGAGGTTAGACCATTAAACCATTAGAACACTAAACCACTAGACCACTAACTCACTACCTCACTAACTGCGGAAATGTCCGACCACTTTGACCAGGAAAGGGATTGGGCGATAACAGCCCATACCATCTACACCTCAGCCAGTGATTGGACCATCCCCATCCTCTCTCACGGCCTCTGGCCCGAACTTGCCCATCGCATCGCCAGCGGCCAGTCCCAATCCCAGATCGCCCGTGAGATGAAGATCTCCCGCACCATGATCGGCAACACCCTGGCCAACTCCGAGTTCCGCAAGCTCATTGGCGAGGCGTACGACCGCATCCTCAAAAACCTGGCGAACGTCAAACCATACTTCCAAGCCCACGCCGAGTCCGCCTGCCTGGCCATCCTCCAGGTCATGAACGACCCGAACGCAACGGCTTCCGAGCGCCTCCGCTCAGCCACCTTAATCCTCAAAGGAGCAGGCGTGCCGGGCTTCCAGTCAGGCAATAACGTAGTCGTCCAGGTCAATAACACCAACGACAACCGTACCCTCTCATTCGAAGAGCAAGTCCACCAGGCCACTCCGTACCACGACGCCCTCCCGCGCGAAAAAGCGGCCGAACTGACCGGAGGGGTCGGCCTTACCGCGGACTGGGCGGGCGAGACCATCCTCGAGCGCATTGAGTCCGAACCCTTCGTCCCGGCCAGTACCCCGGACTGCGAACAGTACGCTGAGAAGGTCAACAGCCTCCTTGAGAGCGACGGCTCATACCAGCCCATCTCCATAGACGAAGAAGCCGAGCTCGAAGGAGTATTCATACCAGAACCAGGCAAGGAGCTCAACAATGTCCAGATGGATCCAGAAAGCAGTGGAGAAGATGAAACGGAAGGGCACTGAGGGAGCCCTGACCGCCACGGCCAAACGGGCCGGAGCCTTCCATAACGGCAAGATCGACCTGGAATGGCTCAAAGCCCACTCAAAGGGCTCAAGCACCTTAGCCAAACGGGTGAGGTTTGCCCTTGCCGTCCGTAAAGGCGGAGGTGGAGGCAAGAAGTAAGCGTGGCCACGTCCGTCACCCCTCCCGACCAAATGACCGAAGCCGAGCTCGCAAGCCCGGCCCCAGGCAAGACCACGGTCCTCCAGTACGACAGCACGGTCGCGTCCCAAAGCCTCCTTGCCGAGTACCGGCGGAACTTCTCCGCGTACGCGGCCAATCTCCTGCGCATCAAGGAGAACACCCGCGTCTCCCCCTTCATCCTGAACAAAGTCCAGCTCGAAGTCAACAAACTCTTGGACTACCACATCAAGCGCCACCGGTGCATCCTCCTCATCCTCAAAGCCCGGCAGACCGGCATCAGCACCTGGTCTCAGGGCAGGCTCTTCCACCTCTCCCACCTGTGGCCGAACATGTCCAACGCCGTCATCGCCCATGACATTGACGGCACCAAGAACATCTATAACATCTCCAGGCTGTTTTATGAAAACCTTCCCCAGGCCTGGAAGCCCATGTCCAGGTACAGCTCATCCACTAACCTGGTCTTTGAGAACCCGCACAAGCACTCCCGGGATACCAACCCAGGCTTGCGCTCGCGCATCTCCGTCTTTACCGCGGGCAGCTCCTCCTCGCCCCGCTCGTACAACTTCACCTGCCTGCACATCTCCGAGTTCATGTTCATCAAGAATGGGGAAGACCTCATGGCCGCGGTCATTCCGGCCCTGCCCAACCGCCCCGGCAGGTTCATGATCCTTGAGTCAACAGGCAATGGCACTGACAACTTCGGGTATGAGTACTGGAAACTCTTTAAGAAAACCCACGACAAGCTCAAAGAAGACTCGGAGTTCGTCCCGGTCTTCATAGCCTGGTACCACATGCCGCAGTACGCCACGCCCTTCTCCTCCGACCAGGCCAGGCGAGCCTTTGAATCCAGCCTGGACAAAGAGGAAAAACAGCTCATCAAGCACTTTAACCTGACGCTCGAGCAGCTCCACTGGCGAAGAAACCAGATCATCGCTATGGGAGACAACGTTGACCTGTTCATGCAGGAATACCCCTCGACTCCTGACGAGGCGTTCCTCTCTACCGGCCGGCCCATCTTTCGGCAGTCGGACATCCGTCTGGCCCGGATGGGCCTTTCCCCTCCCAAGTTCACCGGCGAGATAGATTACCACGGCCGCCTCTCAGAAAACTCCCAAGGCAGGCTCAAGCTCTGGGCATACCCGACCCCGTCCCACCAGTACATCCTGGGCGTTGACCCGATCGGGGACGGCTCAGCCAGCAGCCCGGTCCGTGACTCGAAGGCCGACAAAGCCGTCATCCAGATCATTGAGCGGAAGACCCTCACCCAGGTCGGGGAGTGGGTCGGCCGTGTCGAGCCTATAACCATGGCTCCATACGTCCGTGAGCTGGGCCGCATGTTCTCCGGTACCGACCCGTCCGGACGCTCGCTCGGGGAAGCCCTGGTCGTCCCGGAAACGAACGTCGGCATGAGCCTGGTCTACGAACTCAGCAAAGACTATTATAACATCTACCGCCGGGAAGTGTTTGACACCCCGCTCGGGAGGATGACCAACCAGCTCGGGTGGCGGACTGACGCCCGTACCAAGCCCATGCTCGTTGACTTCGCCACGTTCTGCTTCCACAACCACTACTGCAAAATCAACTCAGAAGACCTGTTAAATGAAATGCAAACCTTCACGTATGACGGCAATGCCGGGTCGGCGTCCTCCGGAGCCCATGATGACCGGGTCATAGCCTGGATGCTTGCCCTCTTTGCCGGGCGCCGTGACAGTGAACCGTACCATCCGCACCTCTTTGTCGACCCCGGCGTGGACCGTAACCGAGTCCGCACGGTCGAACAGAAACTGAGCGACCGCATTGACGCTGCCACAATCGACGTGGACGAATGGAGAGAACGCCTGGGCATCCCAGCTCCCCTCTCCCATTGGATGGAATACTAAGAAAGGATTAGACCATGGCCAAACACCCCCTCTCCGACCTTATCAGCCGAGCCAAATCACTCAAGCAAAGCTTCCCCTCTAACTGGCGGCAATCAGCAATCAACTTCCTGCACAACCCGGTCTACCCCCTCGCAACCTACTTTGCCCCAATGGCTGGCCTCAACCCGGATGTCCTCTCCCTGCTCGAGGACGCCTACCCAAAGGAAGCCATCCCCCAGTGGCCGGTAAGGGAGATCTTGGGCCCCAGCTATCAGCCAAGCCAGGAATCGATCCTTGAGCCTGCACAAGAGGAAATCCCACTCCACGAAGCCCTTGGGGAAATATTCTGGCCGACACCAGGGCCGGGTGCCTCAAAGAGAGAGCAGTCTGAAGCACTTCTAGCAAACGTGGCTAACTGGTTAACCTCGATTATAGCGCCCGGAATGGGCGTAACCCTTAAATCACTTATGCCCCTTCTCTTTGCCACAATGAAGAACATCGGGGCTGACACCACGAAGACCCTGCTCGAGCGGGCCCTGAGGTACTGCGCCGCGCGCGGCATTACCAGAGAGCAAATCGGCCCGGTCATTAAAGGTTTTCTGGAGAAGCTTGGAAGGCGCAACGTCAGCTTTGCGAAAGTAACCCAATCCCCACTCGTAGCATCAGCAGCCAAGCAGCTGTTAGAAGAGTCAATTAGAGAAGCCGCTTCCGGGGCTACCACTCCCCAATACTGGAAGATCACGCTCCCAAATGGGTATGCCACATACTTAAAAACAAATGAGAAGGGTTTAATCGTTGACGCCCTCCCAACCGGGTATGGGAAAAGGTACGAAGGCAACCCATTAGACACCGCGCTCATTAACCTTAAAGCGGTTATGGCGGAACCCGTAACCCAGAAAGAAGCTGAAAATATGATGGCAGGGGCAACCAGGGGAGTTGTCAAAGCCACCGAAGCAGTCCAACCAACGACCACTCAGCCCATCTCTAAAGAGTGGTACATCTCCTCCCCCCGCGCAACCGTGCATGTAAAAACCAACGAGAAAGGCATTATCACTGAGGCAGCCCCGTACGCGCGAAAGTATGAAGGTCATCCACTGGACGCCCTAGTACGAGACCTCAAAGCCAACGTGGTAGAACCTATAACCACTCCAGCACCCGTTCCCCAACCTAAGGCCCTGGCTCCTATAAACGTGTACTTCGGGACAGGAGAAAACGCCGACCTCAGCAATCTTGCTTTGCGCCCGTTCACGTACGGAAATCCTCCCCGCAAGTACTACTCCGTCGAACATGCCTATCAAACCTTAAAGTCTGGCAAGTTCGACAAAGCCACATATGAAAATCCCACGTGGGCGAAGGGCGGGGTTAAGATCGCGGGCAAGTACCCAACTAATACCGCCCATAACCTCACGCTGATGAAAAACCTCATTAAAGCTTCATTTGAGCAAAACCCGGATGCCATGAAGCGCCTCCTAGAGACCGAGGGAGCGGAGTTCACCCACAATCAAGCCGACCCATTCTGGAGGCGTGAGTTCCCGAGGCTCTTGAAAGAGGTGCGGGAAGAGCTCAGGACAGGGAAACCGGCAGTCCCTGCCTCGCCCACCGCCAAAGCAACGTTACAGGAGCTCACAAAACCTGAGTACCCAGCTCTCCCAGCCCCACAGCCACATCGGTTTCAGCTTGACCCCGGCCAGCAGGCCTGGCAGATCCAAACGAAGGGAGGGGAATGGATCCCGGTCGTCACAGACCAGGAAGGCAAGATCCTGACCTTCCGGAACGAAGCCCAGGCCCAGAAGTACAACCAGTACCGCGGCCAGGATGTAATCGGCTTTGCCAATGAGATTGACGCCCAACAGTGGGTGCCCATAGTCGAGCGGGCCGTCCAGGGCCAGGCCGTCCCCATTAAATCAACCAGAGCGTACGTCCCCGGGATCTACTACGTTAACACCTTTACCCACCCGAGCCGGGGCGTTGTCCTCAAGCTCAACCCTGAAGGCCGGGTCATTGAGATGGCCGTCCTTGACCCGAAGCAAGCGCCGAAGGACCTGACCTCATTCGCCTCGACCATATCCAGCTCTCGATCCGTCCCGGTTGAAGATGTCATGAGGCAGATCCATAGTTACTCTAACGGCCAGTATTATGTATCCAGGGCAGGGCGGGACAATGTGGCGGTTAAGGACATTGTGCGGGATATTCTGAGCAGACCGGGATATGTGCCTGACGAGTCTATGGCCGCTGTCCAGCTCAGGCCGTCTGAGCTCACTACGACCGGCCCGTTCCCCGAGCACCTCTCTAAGCACATAAAGCTCAAGCCTACGTGGGATCCCAAACAGCCTCCGCTGTTTCCGGAGCTCTTCGCGGATAAAGAAGCCCAACTGCCCGTGCTCCCGTACTGGAACATCCCGTATCAGGGAAAGTTCAACATGCCCGAGCGCCTTGAGCAATACCTGCAAAAGATGGGCTTGAACTACAAAGACTTTTATGCCTTTCCCTTAACTAAAGGGCAGACCGGAACGATCAAGATCGGTAAAGACCAGTACAAAAAGGTCTACAACCCTGACTATGTGATGGATACGTTTACTAATTGGGCAAACTCAGATGAGGTCCTTAGAGGCGATCTTGGTCTGTCATTTTTGTTCCCGCGGCCTCCGCGCAGCAAAAGGAACAGCCCGCTTACCGGCGTCCCGACAATGCTCAAGAAGGCCCAGGGACACCCGTTTGAACTCATTGAGGAGCCCGGCGGAAACCTGTTAAAGCTGACCGCCAAGCCTGCCCACAAACGCTTGAGCCCGGATGAACTTGAGCAGATCGCCGACCAGCTGCTTGGCATCCCGGAAGGCAGCGCGTACCTGCGCGTGGGCGAGCCCGATCGCACGCCCAAGTACTACCAGCAAAGCCTCCTCAACCAGATAGAGTTGGCAAAAAACCAGGCGGACCTTCCCATTACGACCTATGAAGTCACGAGGTTTGGGCTCAAGCCGGTCGACCCGCGGCTGCCGCTTGACCCGCGCAAACGGTATGTCGAAATCCCCGCGGAAGAGTTCAGATTGCAATCCGGCATCCCAGAGACGGAAGAGCTGCAACAGAGGCTCGCTCCCGGTGCGTTTGCGTCCCGGCAGGAAGCGGCAATGCACGGCGCACAGGCTAGTGAACGGCTTCAACTGCTTGAAAGCCCGACCCCGGAAGACGTGCTTGAGGAGCTTGGCCGACGCATTCAGCTCAGCCCGGACCAGGAAACCACTAACCTGTATAACCAGATACTTGAAACCGGGGAGCTGCCGGAGAACATGGACGCGCTGAGGGATCTCCTTTCCGAAAAGCCGTTTGAGCTCACGAGCCCCCCTCTCACGGACATATACCTGTCCAAGACCCCGAAGTACCCGCAGCCCTTCTCTCCGGAAGCGGAGCGCCAGCACTTTATTGAGCCTCCAGACTGGCGGCGCTTCCAGTTAAAAGCCCCGGGCACGATCTCAGCGGAAGAGGACATGAAAAACTTCATTAACGCGCTGACTGAAGTGAGCGCGTTTGACTATCCCGGTGCCAGGGGGATGTTTGGTGGGATGAGCCCCTATCGGATCCCGACCGGTAACGTGATTAATGAAATGTGGCGGAATAACATGAAGAACACTATTAAAGGGCTGACTCTCCAGGCAGCCAATAACCCGCTCACGGCCAGGGACGCCTACTACCTGACCGGCGGAGGGAGGATCCTCGACCAGCTTGACGACCTGCCGCCGGAGTTCCTAACCTCACTTAAGGACAGCTTAACCGCCTTAGTAAACAAGAAATAACCCGTAACCCCTAATCATTAACCATGGGAGGAGACCCTTATGAGCAAGAAAGTGAAAGACATAGTTAAGGACATCGCTTCCACTCAAGCCCAAAGCGATGGTGATGACCTCCTTGGGTACGTCAGCTATGAGGAAGCCCAGGCCAGGAAGGAGCAGCGCCGGGAAACCATACCTCCAACACCTGTCTCGATCGGCGCGCTGACCTCAGCCGACCTGGAGCAGGCATGGGCGAAGCTCAGCCAGGCCCTCCAACCCTACATCAGGAAGGCGGTTACCCTTGCCGCTGACCAGCTCAGGGTCCCTGAGTGGCAGCTTGTGTGCGGCCTGATCGTCCATATGTGGCAGTCCGCGTCCCTGGTCACCCCGGTCCTTGACCCGTCATGGCAATCCAGTGACTTTAAGATCGAGACCGAAGTGTCATGTGAGAAGTGCGGGAAGGTGTTCCAGCCCTCCCGGCGCGGGCAGCGGTTCTGCTCAAACCGGTGCGGCATGAGCGCGGAGGCGGAACTATGGGCGTAATCGCGATCCAGCTTATCCTCCTTGTCCTGATACTTGTGCTGTGCGGGATATGCGCGGCCTGTTGCGCCATTATCGTGGCTCGCCAGGGGCTTCCTCCCACCCTGAAAAGGCCGCGCTCCCCTGGCGGGATAGTAACCCTTCCCTTTGAGTATAACCAGAGCGACGTTGAGTCGGCTGACTGGGAGCAGACGATTGACAAACGCGTGGCGTCCCTCGAGCAGGCAATTGAGTACAACCGGGCGTATGAGCGGACCGAACCACAAGACGAGGACGACCTGTCAACGTACAGGAGGATTTAACCGGAAGGAGCGTAACTCATGCCGATGCCGTCACTGAAACGCATTCTCTCAGCCGTCGAGAAGGGCAAAGACCCTGGGCTTGAACCCGAATCCAGGTTCCAGGAGATCGTGGATGCCCAGGAAGCCCCAACCATCCTGGAGCAGGAGCGAAAACTCGTGGCCAAGCTCAGGAGGATGAAGCGGGAAGCCAAGCTCGCAAAAGAAGCCCATACCGGCAACTGGTTGAAGTGGCCGGAGTACTATCGGGGCAAGCAGTGGCCGTCCAACCTGCCCAGCTTCCGGGTGCCCGGCGTCATAAACTTTGTCCAGCAACTTGTTGAGCGCAAAGCCGCCCTGCTCACCGACGCCCAGCCCATCATTAAAGTCTCCCATAACCTGCCGCCGTCAGCCCCGGATGACACGCTGAAAGCCGCGCAGGACACCGCTGACGTCCTGGAGCGGTACATTAACAGCCTGTGGGCTGAGCACGGCATTCTGAACAGGATAGCCCGCGGCGTCGTCTATGCCGAAGTGTTCGGCGGGACGGCCTTTAACACCACGATTGACGTGGATAGGGGGAGGCTTGGGCCCGACCCGACCATCTTTGTGGTCGACCCGAGGAACGTGTACTTTGACCCTCAGGTCTTTGTGGGTGATGACCTGTACCGGGCGTACTACCAGATCATCTCCGACCTTCGCCCAACCGATTACCTGCGGGACCGCTATCCTGAAGCAGCGGATAAGCTCCGGCCGTCTGAGCGGTTCTCTGCCTCTGACGGGGACGGCGTCCTGGACAAGTTCCAGGAAAAGATCCGGCAGATGTTCGGGTTTGCCACGCCGCAGAGCGTGAGTGCCATTGACCGGACAGAACTGGATGAGTTCTGGTTCCTGGATTACAGCCGTGACCCGACCGGGGAGAAGCGCCAGTACCCGAACGGCCGCCACATCATCCTGGCGGACGGGGATGTCATCCTCCTGGATGAGCCGAACCCGTACATTGACGGACAGTTCCCCCTGGACTATATGGAGTGGCACTTCGACCTGAACTCGATCTGGGGGTTTGGGGACATTGAACTGTACAAGATGCCGCAGGATATGCTGAACAAAGCGGTGTCAGTCCTCCTTGAGCATATGACGCTCATGACCAACGCTATCTGGATCGGGGATGCCGATGCCCTCGAACCTGAAGGCTGGGCAAAGCTCACAAACGCTCCGGGCACCCATGTCAAGGTCAGGCCGGGCCGGGCGCTCAGAAGGGAGCCTCCTCCGCCGATGTCGGCCGGTACGTTTGAGCTCCTGAACTTCCTGATGGGAGGGATGGAGCGGCTGAGCGGCATAACCGACATTACGATGGGCCGCCGCCCGGGTGAGCTCAGTTCAGGCACTGCCATCAGCCAGATGATGGAAGCCGCCCAGACCGTCATCAGGTACAAAGCCAGGTGCCTTGAGTCCCTGCTCACGCGGGTCGGCCAGAAGCTCATCTCTCGGATATTCCAGTACGTGAACGACGCTCGGGTATTTAAGGTCATCGGGGACGCGGATAAGGTCTTGAACTACCACTTTGAGAAGAAAAAGTACATTACTGACCCGGGGTTCACCTACCAGGACTTCTCATTTCTGATCGTTCCGGGTTCGTCCCTGAACGCCAATCGGTTCCAGAAAGGGCTGCAGGTGCTCCAGCTCTTCCAGATGGGGATTATCAAGAACCCGAAGTGGGTGCTCCGCTCGCTCGAAATCCCCGACGTGGAAGACATCATTAAGGACAATAAGCAGATTGAGGCTGATGAGGTGGCTAGGCAGTTGACGCTCGGTCAGCTTGGGCTCGCACAGTCCGGTCAACTCCAAAAAGGGATAAGCCAAGACCCGAACGACCGCGGAACTGGTGGAGGACCTGGGGGACGTCGAGACGATCAACTGCCGAGGCCTATCCTCAGGTCTCCGGAAACCGGCCAGATGCCGGGAAAATAATGGAAAACCATCAAACACCCTTAGCCCCTTAGTGTATGACCACTTTAGTGCGTCTACTAATCTACTGGGATAGTAGGTTTTTGCTTGACACAAATACATTATTTATGGTATAATTCCGCACAAATCTGAGAAAGGATGTGACCATGCCAGGCTTTGGTCCAGTTTATCCTCCAGATATGGGACCTGATCCGGTCCTGCAACACCCTCCAGGGCAACCCATTCCCATTGCTGAACCTCCCGCTGACCCCTATGCCACTCCCCCGCAGCCTGTGGACCCTGGACAGGCCGCCATGGAACTCTATGACGCGGCCAAGCTTTATAACCAGCAACAGCAGCCGGGCGGCCGACCGCTAACCGTAATGGAGCGGAGCGCGCTTATGTACCTTGAGGCTGCCCAGAAAACCTTACAAGCGGCTGTGGATGAGCTGCCTGCCCTCGCGCCTGCCGTCCAGCAGGCCGGTCAGGCGCTAAGCCTCGGCATCCGCAACCTGCTTCAGTCCGGGCAGGGCTTCCCGATCGCCCAGCCTCCGGCGCCCCAGGGGCCGCCCCTGGGCCCGGAGAGCGACAGCATCGAGAACATCCCGCTCCCCGAACTGATGTAAGCCACCCTGAACGACTCGACGGACTCCCATGAGAGCAAACCGCGAGCAACGAAAGGAGAAGAACATGGCGCTGAAAGACGAATCCGGCTTCACCACACTGAACCCGAACGAGCTGCCTCCGGAGGTCCTGCCGTTCTATAAGTCGATGCAGGCGGACTACACCCGGAAAACACAGGAGATCAAAGCCCAGATCGAGGCGGCGAACGCCAGGGCTGAAGCGGCAGAGCAGCAGCTTCAGCAGATTACATCGCAGATGGAGTCCATTAACGACTACATCGCGCGGCTCGAAGACGCGAACGCCAAGTGGCTGGCGTACTATGAGGAGCAGGAGAAGCTCGAACAGGCGAAACGGAGCGCGACTGCTCAGCCTCAGGGCGCGCAACCCACAGCGTTTACAGCGGAAGAGCAGAAAGTCCTGGCAATGAACCCGGGCAAGTTCACTGAGGACCAGCTCAAACAGCTGGATGAGTACTTCGAGGCGAAATACGGCAAGTCCTTCCAGACGCTGAGCGCCGGGATGGACAAACTGAGTAAACAGCTCGGCTTCAAGCTCCAGATGGACGATGTGATCAGGCAGTGGAGCAGGGACATCAAAGACATCGACCCGCAGCGGATACTCGAGGCGGCGGTCAAATCCAATACCCTGGACGCGCGGGAAGCCTTCGAGCGGGCGTACGCTAAAGAGCTGCGCGACCTTGAGGTGGAACGCGAGGTAGCCAGGCGGCTGGAAGAGGCCAAAGCCGCTGAGAAGACGAAGGTGGTCGAAGGGGTGTCCGGCATCCTGAATGAGCACTTCTATACCCGCCCGGAAGGTGCTTTCTCAACCTATGAGGAGGCGACCGCGGCGGCGCTGAAGGAGCTTGCGGCGGAGCATACGTAACCCGCAACTCTACTCTCTAAGGAGGGAAACATACTATGGCACTGACTTATGACCAGATAGATGCGCACGTACGGTCAAAGTACATTCCGATTCTGGTTGACCAGGTCTTCAAGTCCAATCCTGTTCTGGTCAAACTCATGGCAAAGAATAAGGTGGTGTACGACTCGGGCAAGTCGATCCGGGTGCCCATCCTGTACGGGAAGAAAAAGGGCGGATCGTACTCCGGCCTTGACCGGTTTGACATCAACCCGGTTAAAACCCGCAACCTCGCCGAGTTCGAGTGGAAAGGCTACTACACCAACATCACGATCGTCGGTGAGGAACTTGACATGATTGAGGGCGATGAGAAGATCCTCTCCCTGGTCGCGAATGAGATCAAAGAAGCCGAGCTCAAGATGAAGGACATGCTCGCGGACGCCATCTTTGCCACCAACCCCGGCCCTAAAGACCTGAACTCACTGTATCAGGCTGTGGGCACCGGGACATACGGCGGCATTGCCCCGGCTGACCTTGGTGACAATGGAGACGGGAGCGAGCCGGGTGTCTGGACCTCCCGCGTGGACACTACCGGCGGGTCGGTCACCCTGAGCTACGTGAAGAGCTTGATCGGGGACGTGACCTGGGGGACTGAAGTTCCCGACCTGATAGTCACCACTCAGGACATTTATGACGCGATCTGGGCGCAGGTGCAGCCGCAGCAGCGCGGGCTTCTCCAGAACACGATCCTGGCGAAGGTCGGGTTCACCGGTATCCAGATTGACGGCACCCAGATCCTGGTTGACCGCCACTGCCCGGCCGGTATGATGTACGGCATCAATACCGACTACTTCAAGTTCGTTATTAACAAGCACAAAAACTTCAAGTGGACGGCGAATAAGGATATTGTTGACGCTGATGCGTACGTCCGCCAGCTGCTGTTCCGTGGCAACCTCATTTGCACGAGCCGCCGGTATCACTTCCGCGCGTCCTCACTCACCGCCTAACGCTTAATGAAGGAGGACACACGTTATGGCAATAGTTGACAATGCTTACGCAGTGACTTCACAGGGCCCGACCATCCTGAATCAGGGCCTCTTTGAAGCGTCCAGCACCCAGAAGTATGCGCTTGGGCATACGCTCAGACTGAACGATGGCCGCGTCTTTAAGTACGCGAAAGCCGGAGCAGACCTTACTCCCGGCAAACTTCTGCAGACCCCCGCGTCAACCGGCTCATCTGACTTCTTTAACTGCGCCATCGCTGAGAACGGCACCTCGGGCGGCCGCATCGGTGACACAACGCTGACCGTTACTTTGAACGGGTCGACGCACGCCCTGGCCGCGAACGCGCTCGCGGACGGCTGGGTGCAGATCGCAACGAGCACCGGAGCAGGTCGGCAGTACAAAGTCCTGTCGAACACAGCGGCTTCCGCGGGCGGGACAACTACCATTACCCTTGCTGAACCGCTTCAGGCTGCTATCGGCGCGTCATCCACCGCTACCCTCGCGCTCAACCAGTATAACGGCGTGATTACCCGCCCGGCTACCGGTACGGGCGCTCCAGTGGGCATCGCTCCCATAGCCGTGAGCAGCGGCCAGTACTTCTGGCTTCAGACTTACGGCCGGGCGACCTGCCTCCAGGACGGCGCGTGGTCGGTGAACACCCAGCTTGTCCCGTCCAATGGGGTTGACGGAGCGGCCGAGGTCCAGGTCGCTGGCACAAGCGGCACCGTCCTGCCGATCATAGGCTTTGCCTGCAAGGTCGGAGCAGACGGCCTGTATGGCGACTTGATACTGACCCTGGAAGCCTAACGCGCTTCGGGACAGAGTAGGAGACTACCGGGAGGGCAGCGTTGCCCTCCCACCCCTCCTACAACCTGAAACCACCAGCGGATAAAGGAGCTATAACATGGCGCTCACAGTCAGTTCAAAAAAGATACATAACGTCGGCGACCTGACGCTCATAACCGCCCGGCTGACCGGCGACGGTTCCACATCCACGTTCAACACCCATCTCAGCCACGTCGTGTTTGCCGTCGTTACATCTTACAATGAGACCACTCCGGTGCGGGTGACCTCGTGGTCCGGGGGCACGATAACCTTTTCCGGCGCGATCGCGAGCGGCTCGAGCACCAACCTTCTGGTCCTGGGGACGGCCTAACCGATGACCATCGCTGAGATCATCCGTCTGGCACAGGCATCCCTGCCCGGCCTCCCGTCTCAGATCATCAGGGCTCAGGTCCTGTCTTCCCACCGCGCCTTGTGTTCCATGTGGCCGTGGAGCACCCTTGAGCGGGAGTTCGCGTTCACGACCATGAGCTCAATCTCCGGGACAATCAACCCGTCAACCCTGACGACGGAAGATGACCTGAGCGCGCTCACGAGCCTGACCCTGACCGAGTCCCTCGTGCACATCAGGCTGGATAATGCCCCGCAGTTCCACCGAGTCACATCCTGCACTGAGAACAGCGGAAGCCCGACCACATACACGCTGGCCGTCACTCCGGCGACCACCCTGACCGACTCCTCCGTTTCCTATGAGATCTTCCGGTCGGTCTACGAGCTTGACTCCTCAGTCCGCCAGGTCCTGAGCGTCAGGTATGAGCAGGCCCTTGAGGAGCGGGATACAGCCTGGATTGACCGGGCGGACGCCGAGCGAAAGTACACGGGCACGCCGTCCGTCTGGGCAAACCGGGGAACTACCCCTTCCGGTACCGTTATGATCGAGATCTGGCCGCGGCCGGTCAGCCCGATCACCATCTCGTACCGGGCCCAGATCCACGCGCCGCAGCTCTTAGACACAGATGAGCCGTACATCGACGCGCAGCTGCTCCTGTACCAGGCGCTGCTTGACTTGACGCCGGTCTTTATCGGGCTGGTGAAGGACCCCGCGCTCGCCCAGATGGTGAAGCTGAACTCAAAGGATTGGCGGGAGCAGCGTGACGCCCTGTACAGCGGCCTGGTGGTCGGGGACATCTCGCGCCACTCGACCGCCCAGCGCGTCCGTGACGTCATGTTCTCGGGAAGCACCGAACCCGAAGACCAGGTATATCAAGCCTCGGACATAACTGGAGCATAATCGCCTATGCCGCCGCTTACCGCCCAGACCATGATCAACCGGGTCCACGCGCTGCTCGGTCAAGCCCCGAGCGACTCGACCAATTATGTGTCAAGCGCCCAGATCCTGGACTATCTGAATGAGGGCATTGACGTTATGTGCGTGGTGGGTAAGGTCTATGACGTTGCCAGGGACGCGAGCACCGGCAGTTCAGGCGGGTATATCACCCTATCTTCGACCCTGGAAGCGAACACGGGCTCGTCCTCCGACGTCTATGTCGTCGATGTCGAAAACATCCTGTACAACGGCGTCGCCCTGAACAGGATTGACCGAAAAGACGCCGGTAAGCTGTGGCAGACCTCAACAACCCCGTCTCCCGGAGACGGCCTGTGGTGGTACCAGTACGGGGATTACATCTATATACTCCCCACTATTAACAGCCAGGTCACGTATACGGTGCAGTTCTGGGCGCGCCCGCAGGGCAGCCTGGTTACAGACACGCCGACGGGACAGAACTATGCTGTCCCGCCCTTTGACTCAAAGTACCACCACCAGCTTGTGAACTACGCGGCCTGGAGAGGGAAGCAGCAGTACCAGCAGCACCAGGAAGCCGGGCTGTCCTTCCTCCAGACATTCGCCCAGAGCCTGAACGTCGACCTGGCGGCGGTAATGGGTTTTCTCGGTGTTAAGTCATGAGGGCACGTGAATGCCGGAATCAACGCTGCTTCCTGTCCGATGGCTCCCTTGCTACGGGGTAAACCGCTGGGAGGACGTCACCACCCTGCCGCCGCAGGTATGCCTGACCGCCCTGAACTTCCTGTGCGACCAGCGAACGCTCCGTGTCCGTGAAGGCATCGCGGCAACGACGTTCTCATCCTCCCTTCCCGGTTCCGTCCTTGGTATCATCTACGCGTGCTACTCAGACGGGACTCCCTCCCGCATGTTTGCTGTCCATCAGGACGCCTCTAACCGGCTCTATCTCACGCATAACACCGGCGGGGCGACCTGGACGAGCGTCTCCTGGCCGGACAGCCAGACCGTAACCGCCGCGACCGACAGTGAAAAGTCCGTCAACCTCATCCAGTACAAGGATAACGTGTATGTGAACTCACTGGCACTGCGCCCGGTCATGGTCAGTAAGGGCATGGCCGCGACCTGGGCGGGGTGCCCGGACCCTGAGTTCGTCAAGGTCCTTGATTGGTGGGAGAGCAATGCGGACTGGTCGGTCTCAGGGACGGGAGGGCAAACCCCCGCGACTGAGACAAACGCCACGATGTACACGATGGGGTCGGGCGGCGTTCGCCTCTCAGCCACCTCTCCAAGCCAGACAGTCACGTTCACCTGGCAGCCGGCCAGCGCGATGGACTTGACCGTGTACAGTGACGGGTCGACCCCCATCTCAGGAGAGGACTACATCTGCTTTTACCTGCACAGGTTTTACCGAGACTCGATCTCGTCGCTCGTGCTCCGGTTGGGCACGAGCGCCTCGGATTACTGGGAATGCCCGGTCGCCAGGCTGGTAGGGACCTCGGACGTCGAGGCAAGCGTCCTCTCCTCCTGTAAAGACTCGATCATCAACCGGTGGTCAAATGACTATCGGGACTTCTCCACGTTCTTTGTCAGGCTCAGGAAGAGCTGGTTCAGGGCGGTGGGCAGCATCTCCTCCTGGAGCGCGATAACACGGGTAAGCCTGGTCATGACAACCACTTCCCAGTGCTCGTCCACCATCCCCGCGACGATCGTGGTCAATGATCTGCACGTTCGGTCATCAAGCCCGCTCCCGGAGACAAACGGGATCTGGCTTGCGGACTTCGAAGGGGATGAGGCCTGGGCGATCGAGGGCGCGGGGACGGGAACGAGGACGTACACCCATGTTACGGAAGGGGCGTGGGCGTACGCGATCACATCCTCAACTTCCGGCGTGACGGCAGCCCTGACCCTCAGCCCGGGGATTGACATCGCGCGGGTCGGGGACGGGTCCCTGCTTACCCAGGGCGACCGGCTGGTCCTGGATTGCACGACCGTGGTCTCGAACGCGCTGCCGGGAAAGATCACCCTGACCGTCACCCTGACGAACGAAGCCAATAAAACCGTGGCGTTCACATACGTCCCTATGGGCGTTATGGCTGCGGCAACCGCTTCGCTCAGCAGGCAGTGGGTCAAGTCCCATACTCTGGCCTGCCCGTTCGCTTTCGCCCAGTACAACGGCGTCGCTGGCTTTGACCAGTTCCTGTCCAGCAGCAGCGTCATTACGAAGATCCAGATCTCCGCCCAGCATGTGAACGCCAGCTCGTCCGTGGTCGTCCACTGCAACGGGCTCAGGATCATCCGTGGCCAGTACCGGAAGTACATCGCCACGTTCACGCCGGGCATCGCGGACATCCTGAATGAGTCGACTGAAGCGTTTGGGGACCGGCTCCTTTCCAACTACCCGATTGCCGCCGCCCTGGTCGACCGGGCTACGGACTTTATCCAGAACCTGAAATGGCGGCCTGAGGGGCAGGGGTGGTACAAGATCCCGCACTACAAACACTCGGAGAAAGGCCTGACCGGGTTCAGCTCATTGCTGATCAGCGCGGGAGGGGAAGGAGAACTCAGCCTGTGGGGAACGGTCGCCGGGCTGAAGAGCAACATTGAGGGGTTCAGGATCACGTGCGCGTTCAAGCAGTACGAGCACAAAGACCTGACCAGGTATATCGACCTCTGGTCAACCTTTAATGACCTGTACAACTATCGGGCGTCGGGGACCGGGAGCCCGCCCAGCACGTACGTCCCCATTTCCGACCATGATGAGTTCAGGATATGGACGTGGATTGACGACCCGAACGCCCTCTCCCAGATCAAGTTCAGGCTGTACTTTACGGACATCTCGCTCTCTGAGAACTTCAGTAATGGGTGGGCTATTATCCGAACTGATGAAACCGCCACGAACCATACCACGTACGTTGAGTATGTATGGGACGCGTCCAGGCTGCACAACAAAGAAGCGGCTAAGTACCTGAGGGAGAAAGCCCTGAAAGAGACTGCGGAAGAGAACCAGCTCCGCGCGTTCATGACGGACACCACGTATGACCTGTCGAAGGTGAGCATGGACAACGCCCCGGATTACTTGAAAGCGGTTCAGGACGCGGGGCGCGCGCCCATTGACCGGACGCTTAAAGCCGCGTCAAAGCTCATCCCGGGCATTGACAAGCTCTGGCAGGGGTTCACGCCCCAAACGCTGGAAGCCTGGGGAGCTGAGAGCGTCTTTACCGGAGGACGGAATGAGGACGGTTCGGTCACCCATGTTATCCGGTGGCGGAGGTCTGAGTTCGTCCCGAAGCCGTCAATGGACGCGGACATCCCTTGGGACCAGTGCGTGGGCTTCTCGATTGAAGTGGTGCCCAAGCCTGGGCAGACCGTCCAGGTCGCCTTTGACAACTGGTACATCCATACAAAGGGAGCCCTTTCCGGAAACTACTGGTACGCGTACACGTTCACTGACTCGACTGGAGAGGAGTCAGCCCCATCCTCACTCTCGCCCATGGTGGCCGCGGACGGGCAGAACGTGTACCTCCGGAACCTCCCGGCATACTGGCCTCCCGAAGTCCAGGCCTTGAACATTTATCGGACAGGGGGCTCACAGACAACCTGGAACAAAGTGGGACAGATCGGGCGGCGGTCGACGTCCCAGCAGCAAACCACCTGGGTTGACACGGTTCCGGACAGCGAGGTCGGCATGGTCATGCCCCAGATGTTTGAGGCTCCTCCCAAGTCATTTGTTATGAGGCTGAGCGGAGACCGGATGATATACGCGAACGTCTGGGATAAGTTCAACCGCCGCCGTCCGTCCCGCGTGTACATCTCCGAACCCTACTACCCTGGGCGGTGCTCAGTCGGTATGATTCGGGATTTCAACCCGAACGACGGGGATGAAATAACCGCCCACGCTTACTTTGCTGGGTATGACGTGATCTTCAAGAACAACTCGATCTGGACGATGAACGCCCCGGACTATATCCCAGTACTCAGGTCAGGCAGGCTTGGGTGCGTAGCCAAACGGTCGGTAGCCGTGACCGATGGCGGAGTCCTGTTCCTGAGCTCGGAAGGTCCGGCGTTCTTCAACATCCATGAAGCTTCGTCCAACATAGGCCTTGTGGTCCGCCCGCTCTTTGAGCAGTACCCGGTCTCAGTCCTGGCACGGGCGGTCGGGTTCGTCCATGATAACTTCTACTGGCTGTTCTATGGGAAGAACAATGAGGAGGCCCTGGTCCTGCATATCCCGACCAAGATCTGGACCCAGGCAAAGTTCCGGGTCAGCGCGTCTGAGATATTTGCCCGCGTCTCTTCGGTCACAAAGAGCAAGAAGACCGATCAGATCTGGGTCGGCACGTTGGACAACACATCAAACGGTAAGTATGTCTTTGACTTCCTGAAGAATGGGGACGGGTACACGCCCATCTATACCGACATTGGAAACGCCATTACCTCACTGTTTGAAACCGGGCGGCACGACCTGGAGACGGGAGAGATCCAGAAGAACTTGAAAGCCCTGTACGTCAGGTACGCCAAGCTCGGTACGGCCAGCGCTACGATTACCATCACGCCGGTATCCGAGCAGACTGATCAGGGCAGCGGGGCAAGCTCGCCCCTTCCCTCGCTCACCGCCGCGTCGACCACTCCAGCCACCAGGGTGATGACCCCGAACGTGGGCAACAATGGGTTTACGCAGGGCCTGGCCATTTCCGGCACAGGGAGGTACGTCATCAGTATGTTAACCGCCGTGTATGACCGACTGCCGTGGAGGGTTAGATGATCCCGAACGAACGCATCCCGAACAACTATGAACCCGGTGTCTTTACTCGGTTGCTCGAGGACATCTACCGGAAGTTCACTCAACTCAACCAGGCTATTAAGTCGCTCGGGGAGGCCACCAGTTTCGGCCTTATCCAGACCATCGGAGAGCTCAAAAAAGCCGTGAGCGGGCTGCGGGATGAGCTTGACCTTATGGGCGGAAAGCTCGGGGTAGCCCTTCCCATTGTCAAGACCGTTAACTGCCAGAAGTTCTGGGGCCGCATTATCGTGGGGAGCTTCCAGCGACCGCCCCTTCCCCGCGTCCATGGCGTCCACAGATGGGAATGGCAGTTCTCCCAGTCCTCTGACTTCTCTACCATTGAGCGGGAGTTTGAGACCTTCCCCCGCCAGTCCCTGGTCGTGTACGTGGCGGACGGCCTGGACACCAACCCCCGGTACTGCCGGGTCAGACCGGTAGCCCGGGACGGCTCCGTCGGCCAGTGGACATCAAGCGCCAATGCCAGCCCGGAAAACCTGACGTCAGGGGCTGGGACTCCGGATATGACTCCCCCAACCTGGAATAATGCGACCGCTGGCCTGACCTTGAGCGGTACGTACATTGGCCTGTTTGGGAAGTGGCTGAAGTTGGCATCAGTCACTCTAAGGTGGAATAAAGCCCTGGATGAGGGGCTCGGCGTTCAGTGCTACTACCTGTTCTATAAGCTGAGCTCAGACGGGAATGATAAGTGGCAGATGCTCAGGGTGTCTGAGGCTATTAACTATGGCCAGCCCGGGGATTACCGGTATGGGACCATTCCCTTTTTAAGGGTTGGGAGCACCTATGACTTTAAGGTCATGGCGGTTGACAGGGCTGGGAATGAAACCAACCCGGATACGGATACGGGAGCGCGGCTGACCTCCGTGACGATAACTCCGGACACGACGTGCAATTCTCCCAGACTCTCATATAAGGGTGTTGAGTGGGAGCGGGGGCTCTTTTTCGTTCATCCATACGCGGTATTTGAGGTTAATGACGTTGAGCCTGACCACGCGTTCTTCCATGTCAGGTGGAAGAGGAATGAAACCGGAGCGGTGTACTGGGGCCATGCCTGGCCGACCGTTGACACGTGTTACTATGACGGCCCGACCGAAGGATATTACACGAACGGGAAGCACTACATTAAAGTCGGGCCGCTGCTCCCCGAAGTCGCGTACATCGTTGAGATCCGAGCGGTTGACTTTTCTGGGAACAGGAGCGCGTATTCGGCAAACTCGGCGATCACGAGCTCATCAATCGTTTTAACCCCGCCGCAGCCGACCATTACGAGCGCGTCGGTTGTCCCCCTTTGGTATGGGCCGATTATGCGAAGAGCCCACTACCGCGTCGTCACGCAGTTCAAAATCCCCGCTGAGTATAATTATGTTCGGCGGTTTGAGATCAGGGTATCCAGGACCGGGGTAGCTTACGCGCCGACCTTTTTCATGACCGCGGAAGGTGTCGAGTCCGGCGGGTATCTCACGTTCGAGAACCACCACACGCTGCTGATCCCTCCGTCCGTAACAACGATCGGGGCTGACTCAAAGATCAAGGTGGCGGTGCGGTCATGGTGCAATGGGAAAGCCAGCTCCTGGTCGGGCCTCACAACTGCGTACGTGGCAGCTCAGGACAACGTTTCCGGGACAACGACCCTAAGCTCTATTCAATCCGTTACCATGGTCCCGGGTATGTGGAGAACGATCGCGGTGCAGATCGTCCCGGAAAACTTTGATTTCCCGAACAACTTCTCCCACTTTACGATCCACGCGCGGGTAAGCTCGGTAAATAACCCCTGGATACCTGACACTACGACGTACACGGACTGCATCTGCCCGTACGTGAGCAGGGAGTTCTCCACAAAGCCGGTCTGGTGCTTCGTTCCGTTGCGTCCGATATGGCAGAGCTCCAATTCACGGGCGTTCCTCCCGTCAGTGCAGATCCCCCGTCCATCAAGTGCGACCCATAAAGACCACCACTTGTGCGTCAAAGCAGTAATGCACTGCTTCCAGCTCGATGCCGGAACGAATATTGTTATGCCGAAATACCAGTCGCACACGTACGTTGGGGCAAACCCGACCGGGGATGTCAGTGAGGAAGACTCACCCTTTGGGGACGGCGGGGGGTTTGTGCCGGGCAACGCGGTGCTTGCCCTTACCGGAGACGTCATCTTCGCTCCTTCCGCCAAGTGCCGGTACAACGTCGTGTCGAACCACGCAACCACCACAATCGCTCTGGATGTAGGCGTAACGAATGGGTACAACCCCTTTAACGTCGGGGACATTGTCATGCTGGCTAAGCCGGGGTCGACGTTCAGCTCCCGAACTGAGTGCATGAAGGTTACGAATGCCTGGACGCAAACGATCGCCGGGGCGACGTTTCCATACATTACCGTCCGGCGGGGATGGGGCGGCACAACCAAAGAAACCGCGCGGGCTGGCGACGTCCTGGTCAAAGTAGGAGAGGTCTCTTCGGTCTATCGGTACATCTGGATGGATACGGTATCTGACAGCATGAAAATCGTTGCCACTGAAGCCGGGTCAAACAGCTGGATCCGCCCACCCTTTGACTCCGACAACGTGGAAGCTGAGTTTGGGAGGAAAACCTCGACCATTGCCATAAAAATCGGGAAGCCGTCAGCAGGTTTTATGGTCCCATCGTCAATCCCTGACGGAACAGGGATCAGTATCTCCCCAAAGGGGATTATCGCGACAGCGGCAGGGTCGATAACAGCGTCCCTCTCCTCTGAAACAGGGAAGCTCTGGTTACGGGGAGGCGTCTCCGGCGGCAACCAGACCACTACCCATTATCAGGAGGGCAATCTCACCCTCGCTCCAGGCGCGGACATTTACATGAACTATGACAAGACCAACCCGGCACTGATCAAGTTTGGGGATGATTATGTATTAGGGTATTATCAGGATTCTAGTATGGACAAGCTACGGCTTGGCGACCCGAGTCCTGGTAAGAGTGTATTAGAGTTCTTCAAGAACGGGACTGTGCTCTATGGAAAGACGCTCGGTGGTGGTGGGCGTTCGTATATATATTTATATTCAGATGGAGTAACGATCTCGGTTAGTGGTTACCGAGCGTTTGTGTTTGATAAGGACGGTTATTTCCAGCCAAGTATTGGGTATAAAAGCTCAGACGGCTCAGGTGGCAAGGATGCCACCATTAACTACAGAAAGAGCGATGGAACAATCGGGACGCTCACCTTTAAAGATGGATTGCTAACCAGTTATTCTTAATGGGAGTTAAGGTATGGCAGAGAAACGGCCGCTTGTCTTTTATGACAGCATTATTGAGGAGATCCATGATGGCGATACGCTGTCCTGTGAGATCGGGCTCAGCAGTCGCAGCTCCGACGGCCAGGTCATCTTTAATGATGACGGGTTACCGACAGGGCATAGCGGACTCACCTATGACTCTACTACCTCGACTTTGACGGTGAGCGGGGCGGTTAACGCTGGGAGCGCAACCCTGACGACTCCACTGGCTGTGGTGCACGGTGGAACAGGGGCAACCACTGCCCAAGATGCCATTAACACACTGACCCAGGCGGCCTCAGCAACGAATGGTCAGGTTTTAACTGCGAACGGTACGGGCGACGCTGTGTGGGCGGACCTTGGCCAGGCTCATGTTATCGAAGGGAATGGCACTCCGGTCACCCAACGGGACACGTTAAACTTTACGACGGGGCTGACGGTAACGGATGAGACCACCAAAACCACCGTAGCCGTGGATTGTTCAGTGACCGCAGCCGCGAACAAGGTTGTGCTCGCTGACAGTACAGGTAAGATTGATACTAACTGGCTGTCCATACCCAACGCGTCAACCACTCAGAGGGGACTAACGATACTCTCAAACGCGGTCAATACGGATGAGGACAAAGCCGCGACACCACGGGCGGTAAACACATTATACGCTACTCATTCAGCTATACCGAAACGCCTGGCGCTCATTTTTGGGTAACTGATATGGCAAGCAAGCTTCCCATTGTCGAATACACTGACCCGGAGAACCTCCATATTGAAATTCGGAGCACTGATGTGCTCATGGCAACAGTTCTCCCAGCCGGAGGGTCATCCACTAACGTTCAGTACCGAGCTAATGACATCCTTGCTGGGACTTCCAGCCTTACATACTCTTCAAGCACAAGCAGCCTTACTGTTACTGGGCCGCTGGTTACGCCATCCTTGACCCTGAGCACTGACCTTCCTGTATCGAGTGGCGGAACAGCAAGCTCAAGTGTTGCTGATGCCATGAAGCAACTGACGAACGTAGTTGGAGCGTCAAAGTATTCCTACCTCAAAAAGTCATCCGGTAATGCCACATTTGTGGCTCACGCGGCTGGAAACCCGCATATTATCCAGGGCAATGGAGCAGATATGACGCCCAGGCCCGCTCTGAACTTTACGGAGGGCTTCACAGCAACATCAACAGCAGATAAAACAGTGGTCGCACTGCTTGCGTCAACTACCCCGGGCGCGAACCTCCTCCCCATAAGCGGCAGCAATGGGACGATCGCCCTCTCATGGGTGCGGCAGGCAAGCCTCTACCAGACTGGGACTGTGCAGCTGGTAACCATGAGCTATCCCTATAATGGGGTGGCGGAGGGCATCAACCTGGATGACCCGGTGGCTATAACCCCGAAAACAGTGTCGAATCTGGCCAATGACCTTTCGGTCTCAGCCGCTCGACGAACCGTGCTCATATTTGGATAGGAGCAGATCATGGCGTTAAAAACCTGGAACATCAATGAGCTGACCCAAGCTGATACATACCAGACGCTGGTTTCTGAAGCCTCAGCTGAAGCGGCAATCATAGCAATGGTTATCACCAACTATGGGACCAGTGACACAGAGGTAACCGTAGCCGTGCAGGACTACAGCTCGAACTTGAAAGGGTATATCTGTTATAGCTTACTGGTTATCCCGAATGAATCGATGTACATCGACTCAAAGATCTTTTTAGCTAACCTGGCAAACCCGGATAAGATTGTCGTGAAAGCCACGACAACGTCCGTGTCAGTGTTAGCCTTCGGTGACTCGACATAACATAGAAAGGAGCATATACGATGAGCGCATATCCCCGCAGAGCAGTAATCCTTAAAGGAGCAACCCTCCCGGTCGGGACTACGTACTATGACTCGCCCCAGATCAGCTACGCGCCTATGGGCAGGCTGATCCTTGGGTACCAGTTCGCAAGTTCGGGAGGGGGTACGCTCTCCATAGCGATCGAGCACAAATCCCCGGACGGCCAGACCTGGATCGCGCCCACTGACAGTGAGCTGGTCTCTGACGCTAGTGCCGGAAGCGTGATCGACTCATACTTAGTGACATGGGGAACGAGCATCAGGTGGAAGATCACGGTCAGTACAGCAGAACTCCAGGATGTGTACGTCTGGGTAGAACTCGCATAACGGAAGGGCACCAACCATGAAGAGAACACTTATGTACTTGACACTTCTGGCCGCGCTCACTCTGGCTGTGCCCCGGGCCGGGCTCGCGTGGTCTTGGCTTGAAGACCTGTTCAAGAAGTCAAAGGACGGGACGCAAACCTACCTTGAGCTCAAAAAGTCCGATGTCGGGCTTAAGGTTAACGGTCCCATAAACGCCACGGGCGGG